AAACAGGAGAAGCCCAAAATGGCACAGATCCGCATTGATGGCCGTGACATCGAAGTCAGCGAAGCCGCAGAAATTGCCCTCACAAGCAAATTCAAAGCAGACGCCGACGCGATTGATAAGGCCCAAAAACAGGCAGAAGCCGAAAAAGCCCGCGCTGACAAAGCTCAGGCCCAATTGGATGAAGCCGCAGAAAAAATCAAAGGTCTGGAAGCGATTGACCACGACGCCCGCATTGATGCGGCTATCGAACAGCGCGAACAGTTCAAGCCTATTTTGGGCAAAGATTATGTCTTCAAAGGCAAATCTGACCTGCAAGTCAAAAAAGACGTGATCGCCAAGCTGCGCCCAGAAGCCAAGCTCGATGGTCAATCCGAGGCATACATTCAAGCCCGCCTTGATTCTGCTCTCGAAGATTACCAAGCCCAGAATAAAGGCAATCAGAACGGCACAACCGTTTTGGATGCACTGGACTCTGCCGCCTCTCGCTCAAGCGATTGGGGCTCTAACTACGATCTGATCGATTAAGAAAGGCAAAAGAAAATGGCTCAAACAACTTATAACACGAGCATTGCAGGTTACACCGAAGGTCAGATCGTTTCTGATCGGCTCAATTCCAAAATCGTCTCCAAAGAAGTCGACGACTCCAACGGCATCAGCTTTGCCCGCTTTGTTGGTGCAACTGATTCCGCTGAAGAGTTTGTAAGCAACCTCTATTCCAATCAAGCTATTTTGACTCTCAGCGCTGATTTGGTTGCCTCAAACGTCCTGGCGGGCAATCTCAACGTGAACGGCACAGATGTTGCGTACACCGAAACATACGCATCAAGCCACACAGCAACCCTGGCCGCATTGGCTGTGGAGATTGCCGCAATTCCCGGCGTGCTGTCGGCTGTGTCTGACCCTACCGCCCGCACTATCACCGTCCTGGCCGATCCTGAGACTGACATCTATTTTAGCAGCGGCGCGGTTACGCTCGGCGGCTCTCAAGCCACTGTCACCAGAACCAACACCTGCACTCTGACCATCCTTGGTCCCAGTGTTCAGGAAGAATTGGCCCCCGATTCCAGCGGCGTGACCAAATTCGCAGATACTCAGGCCGTCGGCGTTTTGCGTAAAGGCAATATCGCTATCCAAGCAGACGGAACAATCGCAGTAAGCGGCGCTGTTTACGTCCGTTTCTTCGAAGAGTCTGCCTCCAACAAAAAGCGCGGAATGCTCAGCACCGCCGCTGGTTCTGCCCCGGTTAAAGCAATCGCTCTGACCGCAGGCACTTACAAAGTCGAACAAGCAATGAGCTCGGGCGCTTTGGGCGTTCTGGCTCTCAATAACGTTTAGGAAGGTTCCGATAAATGTCATCCACTAATATTCCTGTAGTTGTCAATGATCGCGGGATCTTCCGTGCCGATTATTGGGAAGAGCTGCAAAACGATAAAAAGCGCTATTTGGAAGAAACCAAAGAGCAGCGCAAAATGGACGCGTTCAGCAACGAGCAAATGACCCGCCGTTTGGAGCGCGAACTGGCCATTGACACCAAAATGGACAGCACCCAGACCAATATGGTTGCCCGCTCTTTGATCTACACCCTTGGTCAAATCAAACAGATCGCCCACCGCGAAAAAGCCGACATCCTCGAGCAGGCATTCCCTGTCAATCGTGAAGGTGGCACCGGTCTGGACTCTATCAATTATGAAGAGCTGGACGTGTCAGGTGAGTTCAAGCTGTTGGCTGGTTCTGGAACAGACTTAGAAGAAGTCGGCTCAACTCTGAGCGAGACTCCCCACAAAGTTTGGACCTTTGCCGCTGCAATGGGTTGGACTCAGAAAGACTTGGAGCGCGCAGCCGCTGCAAGCCGCAACGGTCGCCCAGTTGATCTTGGCGCCCGCAAGCGCATGGCTGTTATGCGTGCTGCTCTCAAGACCAAGAACAAAATTGCCTGGAACAACGACGGGACATCTTCACCCGCCCCCGGCTTCTTTGACTACATCCTGAACCCTGTCACTATTGGCGGCACTTGGGCCTCTGCAACTGCTGAAGCAATTCTCGCAGACTGCTTGGAGTTGGCCAATGAGCCCGAAAAGGACACCGAAGATTTTGCCGCTGAAGTCATGATTTTGGATACCACAAGCCATACATTCATGAACAAGCCTCGCACCAATACAGATACCTCAATTGCTCAGTATTTGCTGAATAACACAACCATTCGTGCAATCCTGAAAACAAGCTATCTGGACAGCGTGACAAGCGTGGGCAACTCTCTTTCAACTGCTCGCGTGGGCGTGGTCTACCCCCGCTCTGCTGAAGTTCTGGAGTTTATGCTCCCCCGCGATGTTCAGTTTTTCCCTGTCCAAGTCAAAGGCTTGCACTACTTGGTGCCTGTCGTAATGGACATGGCTGGTTTGTTTATGTACAAATACGGCACCGGTGGCCCTGTCGCCTTTGCTCAGATGTCCTAATCATGGCCACAGCAACCGCAACCATCCGTGCCATGCTTTTGGCTCGGTATACCCAATTTGCAACGATTGACACCGCTCGGATCGATGCGTTTATAGAAGACGCTCGGCTGATGGTGCCTGTTTGCAAGCTGGGGAGCCGGGCCGATCTGGCTTTGATGTACAAGGCTGGGAGCCTGCTGGTTTCCAGTCTGACCACATCAGCGGATGGCAGCGGGGGTCAAGTCAAGCGTAAAAAAGACATGGATATTGAGATCGAATACTTCTCAAGCGGTGCAAGCTCAAGCGAGAGCAGTGGCGCAAACGATTTAGAGGCTCAGTATCAAGCGCTTTTGCGTGGCGTGGCCAGAAACAGCCCGAGAGTGCTTGGGTACAGTGGCTAACCGGGCCTTTCAAGTCAAAGACCTTGGGCTTGAGAGACTGACCACCAATATGCGCGGCATGAATGGCCGTGTCATTGCTGTGGGCATCCTTGATGCTGACTCGCTCAAAGGCGGTGAGCTTGACTTTGATTTAGTCGAGCTTGCCTTAACTCTCGAATTTGGCTCGAAAGATGGCCGAACCCCTGAGCGCCCCGCCCACCGTGAGACTTTTGAAGCAAACAAAGCCGAGATCAGAAAACGGCTTTTCCTTGCCGGACAAAAGGTCCAGGGCGGCATGAGTGTTGATCGTGCCTTGGCGGAGGTCGGCGAGTGGTATTTAGGCGTGCTTCAGAAAGCAATCCTTGACTATAACGCCATTCCCAACGCCGAGAGCACCATCAAGCGCAAAGGATTTAACGATCCGCTGGTCGATACCGAACCAGGCTCAGGATCAGCATACGTCGATCAATTAGATTTTGAAGTCAGGAAACAAAAGCGCCGTGCTCGTTAATTTTGCCGAAGCTGTGACAATAACCCGTTACGCCCCCGGTGATTTTGTCGATGGTGAGTGGGCCTATGGCTCGTATGATGGCGATATCTTTGAGCCTGTGGCCGAGGGCGAAGAGTCAGAAGAAATCGAGATCAGCGCCCACATTCAGCCAATGAACGTGCGCAGCCGTGGCGACCGTGAGTTGATGATAACGCTCGGTTTGCAGTCGTTTAGCGGTGCTGTTCGGATTCTCTCAAACGATGAAATCAAAACCGTTTCAAAATCTGCCCGCACCCGTGCCGATGTCTTGCATTGGAACGGCGAGACCTATGATCTCAAATTCGTCTCGTATCATCCCAAATTCCCGCCCGCTCATTGGATGGGTGTAGGTGTGCTGGTCGATGAAAAGGCGGCTTACTGATGCTGCCCACAGACGCAATCTTTACCGCAGTCAGCGCATGGATTAGGGCTGCTTCTGGCTCTGCTCAATCGCATGTAGCCAAGACAGTGCCCCCGCAAAACGCCCCGATGCGTGAGGGCTTGTTTTGGGTTGTAAACGTAATAAACGCAACCAAAGCAGGCAGGGACACCAAAGTATACCCCTCACCCGGCGGAACAGTGGGCATGAACGCTCAGCGATTGGCGCAGGTATCCATTCACAGCTTTGGCCCCGGCGCATTTACCCAAATGACAGCCGTTGAAATGTGCGCATACATGCCCTCAATTACAGCCGTTCTCAGCGCAGCCCAGCTCGGTATTGCTCGCATGAGCCCTGCTAAGAATCTCACTTTAAACGGTCAATCCAGGGCAGAGGAACGCGGCCAAATGGACGTGTTTATTAACTGTGGCGTGACCATCCAAGAGGATATAGACACCCTCCAAATCTTAGAGTACGCGGTCGAAGCCGGTACTGACCTCATTATCAACCAAATCGAAATCTAAAAAACTTAGGAGACTCGACATATGGCAATTGCCGAAGTCGTGCAAACATCGATCACAGAATCGGTGGGAAGCACATCACTTGCGAATTTTGACACCCCGGCGCTTTTGGCGGCAGTTGCCGACACCCCGGGATCTGCTTACGCCTCGGTTAAAGCGGTGAAATACCCGCTGACAACCGCAGGATTGGCCACAGTGGGCGAAGATTGGGGCGACACCACCGATACCTATGACGCTTTCGCTCAAATGAACGCCCAAAGCCCCAAGGCAGATTATTGCTGGATTATTGAGCGCTCTGCCGAAGTAGCAACGGTCAAGACCATCACTTTCAGTGGGGCTCACAGCTCAGGCCACGGCGGTACATTCGTTATTAACGGGCAGTCAGGCTCTTGGACATATGCTACATCGAACGCGGCCACCCTGACCGCATTGGCCGCAGCCATTCAATCGCTTGACGGTATTGCGACAGCTGCCTCTGATGGCACTTCGGTTATAACTGTAACCGGTGATGCTTCTTGGGAATTGGATATCTCTGTGTCTACCACAGGCACCACGCCTCCGACCGCAACCGTTGCTACTTCAACCGCAGGCAACCATGCAGGCAATGACGTGGCAGCAGCCCTGGCCGAAGAAGCCACAAACCTTTGGTATGGTCTCTGCACCGCTGATACCGATGTCGGCGCAATCCTGAGCGTGGCCGCTGCTGTCGAAGGCAACGAAAAGTACTTCTGGTATCAGACCAACGAAGCCGGGGCCAAATCAAGCGGCGACACCACCAACGTGGGCTCTTATATGTATGCCAAGAACTACCGGGACACTCTCGGCTTCTGGAAGGCAGACACCACCGAGTTTGCCAACTGCGCAGCTTTGGCCAAGTATCTGGCTTATGCCCCCGGTACCATTGCCCTGGCTGGCATGACCCTGGCAGGCGTCACCGTCGATACGCTGACCTCTTCTGAAGTGACCACGCTCAAAGCTCGGGGGCTTAACACCTATCGCGCTTTCAGCCCCACCGATTCAGCCTTCAATTGGGTTCGTGACGGTATCCGCGCTGATGGCAAACGGGCTGAAGCTACCCGCAATCTGGATTACATGCAAAACGCTGTCCGTGTTGCTGGCCTGCTTTACGTCGCTTCTCAGCACACCAACCCCCAATACAACCAAGAGGGCCTTGACGCTTGGGAAGCCTGCTTGAATGTGGTCCTGGCAGACATGGTCAGAGAGAAGATTCTTGACGGCTCAGCAAATGCCGCAGTCACGCCCGTCGTGATCGTCCCCCGGTTCTCTGCAATCTCAAGCGGAGACAAGGCGCTGTTCAAGTTCCCGAACGGCAAGCTGCGCGGCCAATTGCTCAACAGCGCATTGGTTGTCGAAGCCGCTATCGAAGTCCAGATCCAGTAAAGGGAGAATAAAACAAAATGGCATTTGTACCTGCTCAGTCCGAGACCCATATCATTGCCGACTATAGCGTTGTGTTTGTTAAGGGCGGGGTTCCATTCCCTATCCCGATCACCGGTGAAGACGGTCAATCCTTTTTTACCTACTCACGCGACACAGAAGCGGTAAAGAAAAAGATCGATCTGTCGGGCCGTGGCGCTTTCAGCGTTTCAGCGAACAAGAGTGGCAAGATCGAATTTAACATCATGCACACGAGCCCTTTCATTGCTGTCTTTCAGAGCCTGATCTCTGTTGTGACTCCCGTGGGCGAGCTTGATACACCTGGTACCTTTGAGGTCCACATCAAAGACAACCAGGGCCGCGAGTTCCTGACGGGCTACAAGTGCAAGATCGAAAAGCCCTCTGATGGCGACCGGGGCGGCGAAGTGAACGTGTACAAATACACCGTGCTTTGCATCCAGCTGATCCCGAATGAAATGGGGCTTCAGATTGACCTTGCATAAAATTACACACAAACAAGAGAACGCTTTGGGCCAATTGGAAGCCGCTTTCGAAGATGGCTTCCGCGTCACAATCACGCCACACTCAGGCACTCGCGCTCTGCGCGTCAAAAATATGCTCAAAAAGGTTGGGGCTCCGACTCTCAAAGCCCTGGCCGAAGCCCGCAGAGAGCAAGAGCGCCTGATGTCAAAAGAGGATCTGGGCGCGATTGCCGCGATCAGCCTCAAGTTCAGCGAAGACATGCCTGAAAAAGAGCAGAAAGAGCTTGATAATCAGCTCCGGGCTATTAATATCAAGTATGAAAGCTCATCGACCAACCTCAAGGCTATGGCCGAGGCAAACGCTGAGATTGACCCTGACATAGAGGAAGAGTTGACCCTGTTGATCTTCCAGAACACGACCTTTAACAACGGCAAGCCGGGCGATGCGAAGCTGTCTGGCAGCTTTGGAGACAAAGCGCTGTTTGATTTGGTTTTTACCGGCAAAGCAGCGGGCCGAATCGAGCCCATTAAAAAGCTGATCGTTGAGTTTAACGATTTTTTAGACCAGGGCCGGAACTCCCAAGCGGAAAAGGAACCCGGTCAATCCGAGTCCCCCTAAACGCTGTCAAATACTGGGAGATCTGGTACATCTGGCAGGCCACCGAGCAGAGAGAGTCAATGAACGATCTCGAAACATGGCCACTGACCCGCATTTATGACGCCCTCGAAATTCTGATCGAAAACAACAAGGAATAACCTCATGATTCTCAACGAAGCCGTAACCCTTTTGGGCTACAAGGTTGATGAGCGTGAGTTAAAAAAGTACCAGCAGCAAATAGACAAGCAGCAGCGCGAAGCGTTAAAGCTCTTGTCTACGCGGGAAAAGGCAGCAAAACAACAGGAGAGGGCAAACGCCTCTCTTGACGAAAAGCTGAGACGATCAGCAGAGCGGCAGCTAAATCAGGAGATTGCCAATTCAGCAAAAATTGCCCGTCAAAAGCAGCGTGATTCAGACCTTCACATGCGTCAACAAGAGCGCATGCTTAGAGCTACAGATCGCAGGATTCAACAAGAGCGCAGGGCCTTTGAGCGTGAGGCGGCAAGAATCCGAGCAGCAGAGGAGAGGGGTTTAACAGCCCGAATCCGAGCGGCAGAGAGAGCAGCGGCACAAACAGAGCGCATAAATCAGCGGGCAGCAAGACAGGCTGCGCGGCAAGCCGAAAAGAAGCGCAATAAATCCATTGCGTTTCTGCATGGCGGCGGCGGTGGCATGGGCGGGCTTGGCATGATTGGCGGCGCTGTTGGCGTTGGCGGTCTGATGGCGGGCGCAAAGTCTGTGTATGACACTGGTGTAAGTCGTGAGTCAATGATGACAGGGCTGAAAAACCTGCCCGGAATGAACGAAGCCGCTGCGCTTGCTCAATTCAAAGCATTGGAAAAATTCAACCTGCAAACGCCTTACACGCTTGATGAAATCATCCAAGGATACATTCGCCTTAAAAACGTGGGTCTTGATGCCTCTCAGCGGGCTATGGAGGCCTATGGCGGCATTGCTGCTGCTATCCCCGGAAAAAAGATCAATGACTTTGTGGAAGCTGTGGCAGATGGCGTTATGGGCCAGGGTCGCAGGCTGAAAGAATTTGGCATTGATTTGAGCATGGAGGGAGATAAGGCCGCAATCACGTTTCGAGGCCAAACCCTGCGCGTTGCAAGGGATTCGAGAAGCATTGAAAAAGCCCTCCAAGACATCTCTTTTAAGCATTTCGGCAAAACAATGGCAGACATGGCTAAAACCACCGGCGGCCAAATGTCAAACCTCACCGACCAGATCGATAACCTCAAATGGCAGATCTGGCAAGGCGGCATGAAACAGGCAGTTGGTGAGCTTATCAAAGGCTCATCAAAACTGCTCAAGCAATGGTCTCCGCTTGTGCGCGAGTTTGCCATTTTTTCAAGACTCAACATGCCCACGATTCTGCGGGGCACTGCTGAGGCGCTTAAATTGGCCAGCGTTGCAATGGGCTTGCTGATCGCCAAAACGGTTGGGCAAGGCTACCTGAACATGGTCAAGAATATCGGGCTTTTGTCGGGATCTTTCAAAACACTTGGGGCATCTGCCTTCTTTGCTGAGAGCGGTTTAATGGCCTTAGCAAAAGGCGGGGCTTTGATTTCTCTTGTTGCCCTGCTTGGCGATTTCGTGTACTACATGAACACGGGCGATTCTGCGCTTGTTCGGTTTACGGGTCGCTGGCCTGCACTGAGCAAAGCAATCAAAGACGGGTATTACTGGAACCGCGTCTTTATTGAGGCTGTGAGCATTGGTTATCAAAAGATCGCAATCAAGGTCAACGATATTTACCAAAAGACAAAGCTCTGGTTTGACCACATCAAAAGAGAGATCGGCAATCCGCTGGTTTTGAAGTTTCTCAACGCCCTGGCTGGGTCTAACCCAATCGTCGGCGGAGCCATTAATCTGCTTGGTGGGTCAACCCTGCCTGACGGTGGCAGCGGCGGAATGAGTTCTGCAATCAGCGCTGCTGGCGGTGGTAATGGTGGCAGTAACCCTTTTGTTGGCAATATCGGAATGACAGCAAGAAGATTTCAGTCTGGTGGTGTAGGGGCTTCTGCTGCGGATTTATGGGCAAAATCAGGCGCAAGCATGAGCGGATTTAAAGTCAGAGATCTTTATGTCGAAGGCAAGGCCTGCGCAATTTCAACCGAGAAAGTTGTCGCTGATGCAGGGGGAAGCAAGGCACTTTTAGACAAAATGAACGCATCCGTTCCAGAGACATACAACATGCTTAAAAACAGCGGAATGGTTGAGTTTGTCACAAAAGACCAGCTTACCGGAAATAATGAGCTATTCTTTTCCCCCGGCTTAACGCATATTGGTGTGGTTGGCCCTGGTGGAAATTCGCTTATACACGCATCAACAAATGAAGGCAGAAATACAAAAGGGCAGCTTGGCTTTAATCAAAGATACAAAGAAACCCCGAATTACTTGGGCGGAAATGGTATCTATATGAGAATTAAGCCGCAATTCATGAATGGAGCCGCCCCCGTTAATCGGTCAAATCAGGTATCAAGCCTGCCGCCGATCATGATTGAGCAGACATTTACCGGGCAAGTGAGCCCAAATCAAGTGCGAGGCGCATCAAATGCGGGGGTTCAGCAAGGTTTGCACCGTGCAAGCCTGTCAGCCGCGCAGGGTATGGCCTAATGGCACTCCTCGCCTGTTGAGCCGCGCTTTAGACCCGCCTCATCAATTGCGCCAGGGCCAGCCGAAAGGTAAAAGCCAAAGCTGTACTTTTTTGTGGTGTGCATAACGCTTGTGAAGAAAACAATAACCTTGTTGTCGCAAGCGCCTTTAATGTACTTCCACTTCCACCGCTCGAATTTGGCTGAACCAAATCCTTTTTGCTGCGCCATTCTGAGCGATGCTCTTAAGTTTTGAGCAAGCATAGAGTTTTCGTTTATTTCTCCTGAATTAAGCGATTCAACAAGGTAATCAAGCATTGATTCTACCGTTTGATGGCTTTTGGCTATCAGGTTTAGCGATTCTGCGACTGAATCAGAGGTTATCGGCTCACCCCAAAGAGTCAGATCTGTATTGAACTCGCTCCAGTTGCTTGCAAAAGCAGGCCCAGAAACAAGCAAAGCGGTCAAAATCAGCAGCTTTTTAATCATCGTTTACACCTCGATCTTTTCACAAAATCATAACACAAAGGGGCTTTCTGACTTGTGCCGATTGTCAAAGACGCTGAGTTAGTCTATGTTCTCTTTGCAGATAACACCGACTTTTATATCCACGCCACTTTTGATGTCCAGCCCTCTTTTTCTTCGACAATCACAGATTTAGAGGTCGAAACAGGGGCTAATACCTCCGACCACATCCGACCTGCACCAATCCCGCTGTCTCTGACGGGCTTCATGTCTGAACTTGAGGGCCAAACCGGCGACACGGTTGATCCAGATTTTAGAGGCGATCACACCGCTTTCAATGAGCGGATGCAGGCCGCTTGGCTGGCTGGCGAGACCATTTCTCTGGATTGCGGCTCTGTTCGCGGGCTCTATGCCGACATGGCTATTGAGAACTATAGCCCAAGCTGGTCGGTCTCTGACGATGACGGGCGCAGCCTCAACTTTAGCCTGCAACTCAAACAGATTTCGTATGCCGAAGCCAAGCGCAAGAAAATTAATTCAGAGCCGCCCAATGCTGGATTTCCAAAGACCACCCAAAGCGGCAACGTCAGCACCTTAAACCCAAGCGAGAGCCTGACGAATAAAGCGCTGCGAGTCAAGCAGCCCGCAGGCGCACCCGCTGGTGACTGGACGCGAGGCCCATCATGACCATGTTTGAAATCCCCCTGCCCACACGAGCCCAAGAGGGCGTGCCCTTTTCATTTCGCGTGAGCTTGTTTGGTGTGCTTTACGGTTTCAGCTTTAAGCCCAACCTAAGCGGCGATTATTGGAGCTTCGACCTGTTGGGGCCTGACGGCCTGCCCATTGCCTCGGGCGTCAAAGCGGTTGAAAACTATTCCCTGCTCTCTCGCTGCTCAAACCAGGACAAGCCCCCCGGCTATCTGTGGCTGATCGACACAAGCAGCAGCAGAACACACCCCACGATCGCGGATTTAGGTGCGCGCTTGCGTTTGGTGTATGACGATGGCCTCTAGGTTATTCGGGCGCAGCCTGATAATTATCGCAAATGATGGCAAGCAAGAGATTGAGATCGAGACCCGCCCGGGGCGGCCCGGTATCCAGTGTAAGTTTGATGTCCAGAAAAGCGCAGACAGCACGCCGAATGAGGCAGACATAGAGCTTTACAACCTCAAAGAAGAGACGCGGGCCTTTTTCTACCAAAAGAATACCCGGATCATCCTCAAAGCGGGCTATGGTGGCGAATATAAAGAGATCTTTAAGGGCAATATTGAGCTGCCTAACAATGCCCACGAGAATACCGAATGGTGTACCAAAGTCCACTGCAAAGACGGCGGCGCGGCCCTGCGTACTCTGACAATCAGCAAGACTTTTAAAAAGGGCACTTCTGAAACAGAAATAATCAACGCGGTGCTTAAATCGCTACTTGTGCCGCCTAAAGTGGCCTCCCAGTTTGCTGAATTGAACAAATTGGCCAAAGGCAAAATCCAGCTTTCAGGCTTCAAAGCGGCATCCAAAGACGTTGTGAAGAAAAAGCGGGAGACCCAAGCCCAAAAAGCAGCCAAGCCAATCGAGCAGCAGCGGGCTGAATACCTACAACGCATCCAAAAGCGCGAAAACACAGCGTCAGAAAAGAAGCTCGAAAAGGCCGAAGTCTTCAAAGGCCTGGCTTGGGAGGAGATCACCTGGCTTTGCAAAGAGGCAGGGCTGATCTTTAGCGTCACCAATGGCGTGATTAATATCTACCCCAAAGGCCTTGCTTATGACAATGACCTGATCCTTCTGACCCCACAGAGCGGCCTGATTGGAAGCCCTGAGCGGGTTGAAAAGGGCTTCAAGGTGATCTCTCAGCTCATGGGCGAAATCGAGCCCGGCAAGTTGATTGCATGCGAGTCAATGTATACCGATGCCTCATTTTTGGTGCAAAACCTGTACCACCGAGGCGACACCACAGGCGCGGGTGATTGGGTAACTGAATCTATTTGCACGGAGTTTGCAGCATGACCTCTGAAACATCGCGGATCAATGAAGCCTTTGATCGGCTTCTAAGCCCCAAGCTCAGAGCTTTGAATACCTGCCTGCCCGCTGTTGTCGAAGCATACGACATCGACACCAAGACAATGAGCGGATCAATTGCTATTCCTGACTTTTACGAAGGCGATGACGGTGAGCCGGTTGAAGACTCCTGGCCAAAACTCGAGGACATACCGGTTATTTTTCCCGGTGGCGGTGGCGGATTTCATCGTTTTGCACCGCTTAAAAAGGGTGATTTGGGCCTGATCATCTTTGCGCAGCGGTCAATCTCGAAATGGTGGACTAGTGACGGCAAAGAGCCTACGTCCAGCGAAAAGCTGAAGAGCCACCCGGCCAGCTCAGGCTTTTTTCTGCCACTGGTTTACACGCTCAAGCAAAACAAGGGCAAGCCCCACGCAGACAATCTTGTCGAGGAGCACGAGAACGGCAAGTATCGGCGCGAAGTGACACCGGATGCTGTCGAATCTATCAAGCTCAAGCGCATGAATGTTGGATCTGACGATGCAGCCAAGGCCTTGGCGCTGGCAGAGTCCACGCTTGACGCTTTGAACGAGCTAAAAGCCACAGTCAACGAGATCTGTGTAAATTCAGCCTTTACCGGCGGCATGGTGATACCGCCAGTGGCCCCCATTGCCTCAGTTTGGTCCATCGACAATAAAAAACTATTTGTGAGCGAATAAATGAGCGATTTTCAGATCGTTAACGGGCGCTTTGTGCGTGCTGCAAACGGTGATTTTGTGGTGTTGACAGGCCGCGAAGCCACGAAGCAGCGCGTCAGGTTTCGCCTTATGACCATGCGCGGCGAATGGTTTCTTGACACCACTTTAGGCCCTGATTATCAGCGCAATTTTCTTGCCCAGGAATTTCAGCCCGCTATTGCCTCTCGCGATGCTCGGGCCCAGATCGCCCAAGTGCCCGGCGTGCGCTCAGTTAAAGAAGTGATTGTGACAAAAAACAGTGATCAGACCATTTCAATGGTCGCTAAATATGTGGACGAATTTGGACCGCAAGAGGTGACAGTGTGACATACGGAGTTATTGCAACCGGGTTTAGCAGGCCCCTGGCCTCTGATTGCCTTTTAGAGACCCAAACGGATATTGAAGATTCGACAGATATCGTGGTCCCAACCACGGGCGACACAGCAATCGGCGTCACCCTCGGCATTTTAGCTGAACGTGAGGCGCGTGCTTGGGAAGTGCTTGAAGATGTTTACTATTCCGCTTTCCGCGAGACTGCAGATGATGACGCTCTGGACCATGCCATCGCCCTGATCGGTAAAAGCCGGGTCTTGGCCAGTCACAGCACCGTATCTCTGACGCTCTACAATCGGACTAGCGCAAGCCCTGTAACCGTCGATTCTGGCAGTCAGGCCCGCCAAAGCGCCACGGGCGTGGTTTGGGAGACAACCGCAGCGGCAGAAATCCCGGCATTGACCACTCTGCTCAGCTCTTTGGATATTGATGACATCCTCTGGCAATCAGGCAACACGATCCGCGTTAACTTCAACAGCACACCTGTTTTAACTCCTGTTGCCGTGGGCGACGAAATCACGATCACAGGCGCTGCCAATGCGGTCAATAATGGCACTTTTGCAATTACCGCCAAAAATAACGGAGCCTATTGGGTCGAATTTCTCAACGAAGATCGCAGCAGCAATGCTGAAGACGAAACCAGCAGCGCGGGCACGGCAGACATTGACGACGTCGAAACCTCTGTTTCTGTCAATGCTCAAAGCCTGCTTGCAGGCGCTTATGAGGCCACCGCAGGCACCATTAACACAGTTGTTTCTAGCATTTCGGGCTGGGATGGCGTCACAAATGCGCTTTCGGCCCAAGTCGGAGACGAAAAACAGACCGATCCAGAGTTTAAAACAGCCGCAGCGCTTGACCTTGTGATCGCTGATGGCACCACCGTTGACGCTGTTTTAACCAAGTTGCTCTTGGTGGATGGCGTGACCTATGCGAGCGGCGATTCTATTGATGATTATACCGATCCCAATTGGGGCTATTCGTTTGTTGTGGTTGGCGGCACTGATCAGGATATTTGGGATTGCATTGGTTCCAATATTTGCGGCTCGATTCCCTCTCTCGGCACTGAGGTGGGAAATTGGACGGATTCAAGCGGCAATTCTCACGTTGTCAAATTCAGTCGAGCTACTGAGATCAACCCGTATTTAGTCGTAAACCTGACAACAAATGCTGACTATCCCAGCGATGGCGACGATTTGGTTAAGGCAGCGCTTGAGACTGTTGAATATGACCTTGGCGAGGATATTATTAACCACGCTTTGGCTGCTGCTGTATCAACAGCAGGCATTGCCGGTATTTTGACAATCCAAATTTATCAGGGCACCTCTCCCGCTCCTGTTTCAAGTGCTAACACCACAATTGCAGCCGGTGAAGTGGCGAACATCACCCAAGACCTGATCACGGTTAACAGCTAATGCCAATTACACCAATCACCAACGCGGCTGAATTGGCAGCAAAGCGGATACCGCAGCATCTCTACGAATCAGCAGAGTTTAGAGGCTTTATTGAGGCCTTAGCAGGACGCTGGCAGAAATTAGAGACCGCAGCGCACGCGGTCAGATCTGCCCGCTATTTGGCCAATGCCACACACCAAACGCTGACATATATCGGCAATATGGTGGGTATGCCCAGGCCCGCAGGCCCCGAAGATGACGGCCTTTACAGGGCCTTAATTTGCACCCAGATCGCCATCAACACCTCAAACGGCTCATGGCCTGACATCCTGCGCATTTTGGGCCTGCTCAATGCTTCAGGCATCCGGGCGATTGACCTTTATCCCGCGACGATCCAGATCGAATACACCGGGGCCACCTATCTCGACGGCGACCGGATCAGAACGGTTCTGACCCAGGCCACGGCCCCAATCGCAATAAACCTCACTTGGTACGAATCCGCAGCCGATGCCTTTGCTTTGGCGGGGCCTGGCCCTGGCCTTGGCTTGGGCTTCGGCAAATTATCCACAGCTTTTTAGGAGTTCAAAAATGGCAAATAGATGGGCGTCAGGCGACGGCTCAGTGATTCTCTCTGGCTTAAATATCGACACGATCACAAATGTGAGCCCTTTTGTTATGCGGCTTGCTTTCAGCGGATCGCCAACCTTGACCAGCATTGTCAAAGGCTTTCAGCTCACAATCAGCGGCTGCACAAATTCAATTCATGACGGCACTTTTGAGATCGCTCAAAACCCGAACAACACCGCCAAAACGATTGATATTTACAACTTCCTGATCGAAGATTCCAGCCAAGACGAAACAAGCAGCCCAGGCACGGCGATTGCAAAGCAAAACGCAGCATTAAACCAGGAGCCCAGCGCAGCGGCTTATCTTGCAGGGTTCCTGAATGGGCAAAGGCCCCCGGCTGGCTGGCTGAATCGGCTCTTCAGTCGCATGGGGCTTTTGGGCGGCTTTTTTACTCTCTCAAACTGGGGCGATGAAGTTAGATCTGGAGAAGAGTTAAGCCTGATCAAGAATCAAGGCATATACAGATTCGACCCAGACGCAACCGACGAACCGGGCGAAGGCTTTCAACCTCTTGATGTTGGTTCTGGTTTGGGCATTATTGAAGCACCAAGCGCAGACGCAATATCCGCAATGCTTTCAGCGTTTATCCCTGAAATACTTCCACCCGTAACAGCCTCGCTTGATTTCGGTTCAACAGCACAAAGCGCAATCTCAACAGCTACAGTCACAGTCCCTGGCGCTCAGGTTGGGGATACTGTCAGCCTTGGCGCACCTTCGACAATTGAGGCGGGCTTTCTCTGGTCTGGCTTCGTGTCAGCTACAGACACAGTCACAATCAGGCTAGCAAAAATCACCACGGGCACAGTTGATCCAGCCGTCGGCACTTGGGCGGTAACAGTCACCCGGCCCAATTCCATGCCAGTTATCACCACGCGGGGCCTTAAAATCTTCGTCAATCTAATGGCCGGAATCTATACCAGCGGCACACTTGAGACAGACTTGGGCATTGCAGACAACGAAGCAGCTTTTAACCTGCTAGTCAACTCAAAGCAGCACAGGGCGGCGATTCTGGACGGCGGCACAATCGAGGCAATTATAGCGGGCTCTGCCATTGCAGACGCGATCATTTTAGCGACAGGCGGTTATTAAATGCGCACATTCACAGGCGTTGACATTGTTTTTCGACTTTTAAACGGTACCTTGAGCGGGGCGCAGCTTGAAACAGCCCTAACAACTGACGCGGCCTTGTATTTGGGGCCGTGGATCGAGGTGTTGAAAGCAGTAGAATTAAACGCTTTAATCAACAGCCCAACGGCTTTAACTGCTATGTTTGGCAGCTCCACCGCTTTATCAAATCTGTTTGACATTGCCGGGGCTGAATTGGCAGCTTCCGATACTGCCACAGAATTGATCTCAAATACCAGTTCAGCCATTTTAACCGTTGTCACAACCCCGGCATATCTGGACTATTGGAACAATACCCCGGCCAATAAGGCCCGTATGGTTGCCCGGATCAATGCGTCAGGCTCCAAACTTGTCAGGACTGCTTTCACCTCTTCGGGGACTTGGACGCTGCCTGTCGGCGGCGTGGTTGGCTTCTCAGCCTTTGCCCAGGGCGGCGGCGGCAATGGCGGGGCAAGCGGCAATTCAGGGCAAGCCAATGCGGGCGGCGGCGGTTCGGGTGGCGAATCAAAAGCAATCTCTCTCACAAGCGGGCTGCCTGTTGGCAACCTGACTATAACAATCGGAACGGCGGGCGCAGTCAGCACGGTCGGCGCGATTCTTTCAGCAGCAGCAGGCGCAACCGGCGCAACCGGCGGCGGCACTTCGGCAACTGGTGGCGGTACTGATTCGGGCACAATCTACGATACAGATCCGGCAAATGCAATCTGGCAGCACACAGCCTCAAAACAGGGGGCAAGCGGCGGCGGCGCCACAGGATCCTCCGGAGACTTTGACGGGAACGCAGGCGGCAACGGCTTAACCGGGACTGGTGGCGCTGGTGGCTTGAATGACGGTGGATCTGCCTTGGGCGGGGCTGCTGGCACTGGGCTAGGCTCAGGCGGTGGCTCTGGTTCTGGCTTTTGGCCGGGTGGCGCAGCGGCAACTGCGGGGGCTGCGGCCTCTGCCAATACCGGCAGCGGCGGCGGCGGGGCAGGAGCTTCGGCTTCGGCAACGGCAAGCGGCGGTGCTGGTGGAACTGGTTATATTGTCGTTTATGCGGTGAAAGCATGACAGAAATAAAATACGTTGCTCACCGGATCTCTGGCGGGGTAATCCTGGAGCGGTATTATACCGGCGACAATCCAAATCAGGTTGGCACGGCTGCATTTTGGGATGAGTTTTTAATCCAAATGCAGCGCCGCCTTCCGTTTCCAGACTATTGGCGCGATCTGAAGATCAAGATCATCCATGGCGATTCTGCATACCTTGACTGGCTGCGGAAAAATGGCCGCGTAGGGCTTGAGGATTACGATCTGTCTGCCCCTGGTTGCCAAGGCGCGGCGGGCTTGTTCTTTGACAAAACGAACGAGGGCCTGCACCTGGCTATTTTCCCACCCGGCTACACCCCGGACGGGATCAGCCCGCACCCGCTCACGGTTGAACAGCTCTTTGCTGCCCGTGAAACGATGGCGCATGAGTTGGGCCACCTGCTTGCTTTCATGATCGAGTACAGGCCAAACAGCCAGCACTTTATCTGCCGCCAAATCACCAAAAACTTAGATCAGCTGATGCCGCTCTGGGTCTCCCCTGGCCAAGGCGGTGAGCGTTTGGCGGAGTGCTACCGGGCATGGATGGGCCATGATTCCGCAATCGGCAAAACCTCAGACAATCGGGCCATACCTGCGGCCAACTATCCCGCAGCGGCCACCCTTTTGATCTGTAGCTATTGGCTCAAAACAAACCTGCAAGGCACGCCCATTGACGCGTTCGCCGTGACTCCGGAGCGCTGCGAGTGGGACGAATACGAATTTTATTACCCGTGGTGGTCGCCCTTTGCCGCTCAACTGCGCAAAAAGGGCCGATTTGCCGTGGATCGCAATTGGACGAAAAAACAGATTTAGGAGATCAGAACATGTCATTATTCGAGGGATTCAAAGACCTGCCCGCTGACCAAGCGGCAGCAATTCAGGCCACACTCACCCAGGTTGCACAAACAGTCGAAACTCAGGCCCAAAAAGACCAGAAAGAAGCCGCAGCGCTGGCAATGGCTTATGATGCCCTGGATCTTCTGATCGGCGCACCCGGCCCGGTTGATTACGTCGCAAAGAATATCGTGATCCCGCATCTGCCCGCTTTCTTCCGCTGGATCTCTGAAGAGCTGCACCGGCTCGGAGTGTTCGGGCCTCATGCAGAATAACCCCCTACTCTCAGTCCCATACTACAGCCAGAGAGACAGCCAATCAGGCCACGCATGGCGCATGTGCTTTTCGTCATCCTGTGCAATGCTTTTGCAGGCTCTCAGGCCTGGCACGCTCAAAGGCGCGAACGGGGACGATCAATACCTCGAAGTCGTTTTTAAATTCGGAGACACGACAATAGCAGACGCACAGGTTAAGGCTCTGAAAAACTACGGCATCGATGCCCAATTTCGCCAAAACCTGCAATGGCCTGACATTGATGCGCAGCTTGAAAAGGGAATCCCGGTACCCATTGGGATCCTGCATCACGGCACGGTGACAAACCCGGCGGGCGGCGGTCACTGGATTATCATCATCGGCAAACAGTCAAACAATACCGGCACGGTCAACGATGATCAGTACATTGTCCACGACCCCTACGGCGATCTTGATTTGATCAACGGCGGCTATCCCTCGGACAAAGGGCAAAAGCGGGTTTACTCTCGCAAAAACCTGGATCCGCGTTGGAGAGTCAACGGCGCGCCCGGATGGGGGATCATAGCGCAAAAATGATACCAATCGTCCACATTATGAGCGCCCAGGCCGCAGTATTTGACCCGTCAAAGCCTTTGACCATGCTTAGCCTGTTCCCGTACTTCGCGGGGCTTGCAGGGGCAACTCTGGCGGTCGGGCTGGCTGTGGCCAAATGGTTCCTCAATACCCAAGTGACCGGCAAGATCGACCAGTTAAGCGATCAGCTTGAAGCGGTTTCAAGAGCCCAAAGCGATGCCCACTCAGAGTTAAAAACCCAAATCGCAGTTCTAACAGAGCGCGTGCAAAACATGAAAGAGGCCCACAAACAATGACCCAGCCAACATCACTCACGCCATCGGATGACTGGATACCAGCATCCCAGCGCACCACGCCTAAGCAGGGCTATGATTATCCATTGGTTTTCACCGAAGCAGATACGGGCGAAATCGAGTTGCCCAGAGACGTAAAGTACAGCACATTCAAAGCCAAGGGGGGCAATTTCCTTTTCAACGTCTCTTACACGGACGGCACGAACGAAGAGCCCGGCACCCTGCTTTCAGCTGGAGCAGGTGGCCTGGTTAAAGAGCTCAATGATGGGGACGTGTACGAGCTACCCCAGGAAGTCGAGTTCAATAAAGTCTATGTCGAGCTGGTCGCGTTGAGTGACGGTGAAACAGAGGCCACATTTACAGCTTATCCCGGCGCAGGCCGTTTAAACGAATTGGTGGCAGAATAATGAAAAATCCTTTTAAACTCTCTCTCGGCCTGTTTTTGGGCCTATTAATCCTGATGGGCGCAGTTCGGCCCGGCCCGGTCGGAGGTGGCAGCGCGACAATCGCCAGCATCCCTGGCCTGCAATCGGCCCTAAACGGCAAAGCAGCAACATCGCACACTCACGCGGCCTCTGCTATTGCCAGCGGCACTGTGGACACGGCACGGCTGGGCAGTGGGACGGCAAACAGCACAACCTATCTGCGAGGGGATCAGACGTGGGCGACCGTCTCAGCTGGCGAATCATGGCAATCGGCAACGCAAGGGTCGAACGGAAACACCATGACGCTGACCCTTTCCCCAACAGGAGACCTGTTTGAGGTTGTGGGGCAAATTACTTCTCAAAGCGCCAGCTCTGCGACAGAAATCGAGTTCAATGGCAGCTCTGGCGGGCATACCTACAGGCATCATTTTAGCGGTGGTGTAGACTCCAACGCGGGCGGCTATTTCCCCCCAGGAGTCGTAGGCAGTGGGGTTACGGTCTATTTTCACGGTTACGTGCAACGCACTGGAACGACAATTCACGCAGACTTAAACGTTTCTCTGCCCGCGTCATCACTGAGCCACAGTGTGGTTTATAAAGCTATCACTGGGGCTACGGCAATAACGTCACTTCGGTTTTTATCAAACCAGGCCTCTGGAATTGGCGCTGGTTCGTTCGTGAAAGCGAGGAAAGTCGCATGAGCTCAAAATCGTTTATTCTGCGCGAAATACGCAACCGTGCCGCCGATGAAATTCTAGAAGTCCAGCCCCAGCACAGGCAGTTGAATCAATTGCGGGCCGTTCTGGTCGAACTGGTAGGCCAAATTCCAGAAGAAGAGCGCAGCGAGAGCATGAACACCCTCACCGCTGCAGACGCTCAAATAAACGCCATTCGCGCACGCTCAAACGAACTCGAAGCGCTGGCAGACGCGGCTCAAACAGAGCAGGAATTGGCGGCAATCGAAATAAGTTTTTAGACTCACGGTGAATTCTCTCCCCGGTCAGAAATGGCCGGGGTTTTTTCGCGTTTTTTGGGAGCCTATTATTGTTTTGTGTTACAACTCTTTAAAATTGGCCAACCACATCAAAACTATTTTATAGTTATGTATCGACAAAACTATAATAGGTTGATATGATGAAATACATGAAGGGGACAGCGAGCCCCAAGAAAAAGGAAATAACTCAAATGAAAACTCTCGAAACCGCTACCACCACCACTGAAGTTGAAGCTATCGTAAATCAGTTGTTCGCAGATTGCGGCATCACCGGCCACGAAAACGAAAGTTATGCCGAAACCGCTGACCGCATCGAAAAAGAAGTTTCTGAAAAATATGGCGCTGGCGATGCCTCCATGGCCGATGTTGTTGAGTTTTTGCGCAAAGCAGACGCCCGCTGGTTTGAACTCGAAGCCTAAAACCAAAGCCCCGCTGTTAGTGGCAGCGGGGCTTCAAAAAATAACTCAAAGGTATCATAGCATGCACAAAAAAGAAATAATGACATTTAACTCAAACCAAACAGCGCAAGACTTTTGCCGGGACTACGCCCATCACCTGATTTTAGGTGCACTCTCAGTTTCTGGTAAATCAGTTCTCATCGAAACCGCTCAGCCAATTGCAGATAAATATTTCAACGAATTGCGCCTGGTTGCCCACGGCTATCGCTTGCGCTCGGAGGCTGAAAATGCCAGCACCTAAAGGCAATAAGCACGCCGCCAAACCCAACGCCAAAACGCCCGTCACAATCAGGTTAGACCCCCGCGCTATCCGCGCAATCAGCGAATTAGCAGATGGATTTGGCAGTTCAAAAGCCGAGCTGTTTGATTTAGCTATCTCGGAATATCTGGACAAAGAATACCCTGGCTGGCAGAAATAGCCAAGAAAGACCCCCGGTTTGTGGCCGGGGGCTTTTTCGATCTCTGACACACCCATAATACATCGCAGGGCTCGCGGCCTAATTACGTTTTAACCAGTGTTGCCAGATAACGACTTTTATCAAAGGGCTGGCCATCGCGCACGACAGCATGAGCGATCCGCAGCAATCGACGAGAGATGCCGATAATCAGTTTGGCTCGGTGCTTGCCCGTTTCTCTGTGCCTCAAATACCACTCTCTGAATAGGCCCGCATTGGCCTCTTTCCCACAGCGCTTTATGCTGGTTTGGCTCACAGCAGCAGAGAATAAAACACGACGCAGCGCAGAGCTGCCACTTTTCGAGATATGCACAGGGCTTTTATATCCGCCGCTGGATCTCTCCACCAGATTCAGTCCCGCCACTTTATAGAGATGATTCACGGTCGGATAATTCCGCAGATCTCCAGCGAATCCGATCAGCAGACCAGCAGCCATGGGGCCAAAGCCTGGGATTGAAAGCAGAAGCCCTGAGTACTCAACCTGCGCCAGCCAGCCCTCAATACTGGCCTGAATCTCGTCATACATGCGCTCAAAATAGGTTAGCATGTCGATTTCTTGCAGCATTTCAGAAGAGTAAGACTGAAGGCTGCCGCCAATCGTGCTGCATGCGCTCTCCCAAATCTCATCCCCATTTTTAATCTGGTATACAGAAGTCTTTTTAACCCATTCCACGAACTGCTCTTTGGGAATGGCGGCAACGGCAGCTGGACTTTTATACTCTCTCAATATCGCTTTGCCCGTGACCGTTTTCAGCCGAATCAGATCTGTGTACTCTGGCCAGATATGATCGATCAGGCAATTGAGGCGTTGTGCGCAGGCCCGACGCATGGTCGCCACCCTCAAATATCTTTGGCCCAACTCGCGAAGTTCTTTGGCCGCCTGGGGCGTTGGCACATGCTTAGAGAAATGCCCGTCTCTGAGCAGTTCGGCCAATATCTGGGCGTCAACCACATCATTTTTCATCCGGCCTTTGGTGTAGAAATATCGGGCCCGCTGGGTATAAACGCCTGGGATGATATGCACAACATGGCCCTGCATTCTGAGCCATGCCGACAGAATCCCACTGTATGGCTCAGTGGGCTCCATGCCGAAAACAATCTCTTGGCCTGGGGCAATCTCGGCCAGCCAGGTCATAAGCGACTCAAATCCGGTCTGTCTGTGCGTAAACGAAAAGGCCTTGCCGTCTCCGTTGATTGCGCCAACAGCAAAGGCAAAATGGACCCGCTTCGCTATATCTATTCCAATAAATGCTTTCATGAGTTAAAATTACACCCATGCACCCATTTATTTTTGTGACCACAAAAACAGACTCAAGCCAAAGCCCGCATTACGTCAAAATCCCAGAAGAACTGGCAGCAGACACCATCGCCTTTATCCTCGATCCGATGTTGGCCACGGGTGGTTCTGCGATTGCTGCTGTGGATATCCTCAAACGCCGCAAAGTGGCTCAAATCCACTTTTGCTGTTTGATTGCTGCCCCAGAAGGCATTGATCGTTTGGCAGAAGCCCACCCCGATATCCAAATTCACACCACTTCTGTCGATCAAGGTCTGAATGAAATCGGCTATATCTTACCCGGCTTGGGTGATGCGGGCGACAGGGCTTTTAATACCTGATGGGTTAGGGCTGGGTTAATTTTTCAGCCCTCGCCTCTAGTTCTTCCTGTGGCATCCAACGGTTGCCTATCGCAACCATGCCTTTTTCAAGCATTTCTTTGAGCGTAAACTGAATCCAAACACCAGAATCATTTAGACGCCCACGGTACTCGCCATTCAAATGTTCAACAATAACCCAAACACCCGGACGCATTGATGGCCACCATAAACAAGCGCCCTCGTAGACCTCCCACCCCCGGCTATCGGTCAGCCCGGTCGATTGGCAAATCGCAACATCATCAAGATCTGGGGTGCTGTTCAAGTCAAAAGAGAAAAACCCATCGACATCAATTGAGCCCGCGCAATGGTTTGACCATATGATTGCATCCATTAAATCAAAGTTTGAAAATGATTCTTGCCCATCGGATTTTCTGACTGCCTTAAATCGTTTCGGTGTCATGATTCACCCTCCCCGGTTAAGATTTTGTAGGCTAAAGAATCAATGGAATCTTGAAACTCAGCATCAATTGGCTTTTGAGAATCTTCAATTAAATCCCAAAAATTATCAGAAAGAATTTTAGAAATTTCAGGATCAAGCTCGACCTGATGAGACATTTTCTTTTTAAATTCCTTTAAAATCTTTTCTTTTTCACTATCCCCGGTGAGTATTTTGATTGCGTCATAAACATCATCAGATTTGCCGCCAAGCATAAAGTTATTGAGCAGCATCACAGCCCCGTCAACCCTCGCTTGCAGGGCATCTTGCTTTTTTGCTGATTCCCTTAAAACAGCTTCAGCATCAGCAATCACGTTGATTCTTTCGTTATCAACGTCTTCAAGCTCTGCCCGCAGGGCGTCACGCTGCTTCAGCACATCATCCAAAATGCCTGTCGTATAGCCCATGTCGTTATTGAGTACAAACATGTCAGTTTTGAGGCTGCTCAGTTCGGCTTGCAGGGCGTCACGCTCTGCCTTCAAGTTCTCGCATTGATTAAACAATTCGCGTTCTCTTTGGCTCATTCCCGTGCTTTGCTCCATTTCTCTGCTCAGCAGTTCGCGGCGTTGCTCAGGCGTCATGCGTAATGCCCCCATCTTTTTAATGCGGCAATAACTCCCGGCTCAGACCAGCCAAACATCTGAGCGATCTCAAACGGCTTATGAGTTTTCGACAACTCAATTACCTGTTCTTTTTTAGATTCAATCTTCCCCTTTCCAATCCTTCCGTTTTTGCCGTGTTTAAGCTTTTTTGGATCTTTTAGCAATTTGGAATAGCTTTTTCTGGCTTCTGACAAATCAAACTGAGTTTGGAGATTCATCCAGTTTTGAGCATGGATTCCAAGCGCCAACTCAAGATCAAGAGCAGACTCTGCCACAATGCTTTTTTTGCCTGTGACAATCTCAGGCGCCCACTTTTCAGGCCGGCAGAGCATTTGTGCAAGCTGCTTTTGGGTTATTCCCCGCGCCTTCAACTCTCTCACTAAGATGCGTCCTGGGTGTATTTTTTGCTCAGGCGTCATTCAGGGCCTCCAATATTGATTCAGCGTCTCCCGGCTTGCCTGCTTCAAGCTCTCCAAGCGCCCGCCCAATGCCCTCACGCAGCCTCTCATTCTCTGCCATCGCCTCGCTCAAAGCCCGCGCCATCTCTCTAAGCAGGGGAAGGGCTTCGTTGCGAAAAGCAATAGATAGAGCCATATCACAATCCTTTCCGTTGAGCATGTCCTCAATATCTGGCTTTGTCATGTATCCGCAGATTTCATTTGAAAAACTGCTTTCTTGTGATTCGTATTCCCAAGGCCCTGGTGAAGCTTTTTTCTCAAGCTCTGCAAGCCTTTCAATGCGGTCGTTAAAATTCATTTCAGCTTCTCCTCGATTTGGTTTTTCAACCATTCAAAATCTTTTGTTATGCCCCAATTTATTATTTTCCAATCACTAGGCAGCACATCGTCTAACATTTCTTTCAGGCTCTTTGCTTGCTCGCAGGTCAATGTCAAGGTGATAATTGGATTCTTTGCAGGCACCAACTCATCACACCACATCAGCAACCCATAATCAGGCTCACACTCGACAACCCAATGATCGAAGTTTGGCGGCAAATAAGGATCAGTAATTACGGTCAGAGTTTGACTGATTCCCCGCCCATGCCAAGCATCTTCACTTAACTCAACCTGAACCCCCGGCTTAATCCACTCAAACTCAGGCGGCACTTTTGTCTCGCTCACGGCAGGTCAGCCCCCTCGATTAAAAGTATTTCGTCGCATCCGTTTAAATAGCTATCTTCTGCGATCTGCATCGTGTTATAGGTGCTATTTACGTGTTTAACACACACAGCAACCCATTGCCGTTTTTTAATCTGTCCATCAATAATAGCCTCGCCCGCTGTCGTTGGTGTAAACGTGGGGCGTGGCGGGACGTGTACTTCTACCAAATAATCGCCCGGTAAAAAATCGATCAAATCAGATGCGCGGCCAATTATGCCGACATATTGATCTAGACCACAATCGCCCAACCGCTTTACAAATCCCCCCAAAGGCCCCCGCTTAACCACAGGCACCAAGGCCCCTCCCTCGATCCGGCAGGGATTGCCGTTGACTTGGATCACATCGCCGTCTTTAAATTCCATCTCTCAAAATCTCCTTATTCTTTAAATAGAGCCAATTGGCCCGCAACTCTGGCAATAATCGACGCTTGCTACCGGGCCACTTGAGGAAAGGGGAGGGGGATCATGCCCGGCCTCCGACTTTGCCCATATAAAACCGGTACCATGTCGGCTTCAGTACATCCTGCCGAACCCCGTGCTGCCTCAATCCCTTTTCATAATCATCAATAGCAGAGTGATATTTTTTCAGACAATCAGAGCAGGCGTGCCAGGTGTCGTTTCTCTCGATAAAGGTTTTGGCTGCTGGGTTTTTGCAGCAGTCGCACGGCGTGTGCATGCCGCCACTGGTGCGAGCATTGTAAAAGTCACACAGCGCCTGAAGCCAAAGTTTCTGCTCGAATTCGCTTGTAGGCGGGAAATGGCTGTTTGCTTTATTGAGATGATAAATCGATAGCTCAAAATAATGGTCAGAGAAAGAGAGCTCAAGTTGAGTACTCATGCTCTCACACCACCCAAAAAATCATCATTGTCGTTTTTTCGCCGCACTCTAACTTGTGCCAAAGCACCCTTTTTTGGTGGCAAATTTGCTCGAATCCAAAGCGCGTCATCTTCTGTGCCCCAGGTCCAACCTTTGCGCTGATACTCTTCAGCCAAAAATTCAGGGGCAAACCAACCGTATTTCTTGATGGCTCGACGCATTGCATTGATTTTCCGCATTCCCAATTTGGCAGCCTCACTCATTTGGCGGCGGGGCTTTTCAGCCAAAACCTGTATAGGGCTAAATGATTGGCTGGGTTTTGCGGCCAATTGCAATACGCACTTTTGGCCTCCCCAGTTTTTTGGCATGCGCCATTCTTGAGGGTTGCCCAAGGGGAAGTTGGGCAAATCGAAAACTTTGCAAATAATCTTACGGATTTTTTCAGGTCGCCAAAGCTTTGGCACATAATGTGCTGGTCGGCTCCAATTGCCGTCAATGTATGGCCGGTAGCTGGCTACAGTCAAAAATTCAAGAATACTAAAACCCCTGGGCTTTAAAATCTCACGATAAAAGCCGCCAAGTTTTTCCAGGCCAATGTAATCAGCCAAAACGTTCATTTGCTCACAAGGATCCATTAAAGGTAAATTCCAAGGCAAAGCAGCAAAGGTTTTCAATTCAACAGATGCGCGGGTTTCTATGATTTCAAGATCTAAACTAAGCTGCATTATTTAACTCCTTCTGGCCAGGGATTTTTTTCGGCAATGGATTTGGCCCATTCCATGCCCGCATCATGTTCGGCTCCCAGCCATTCCCAGACTGGTTTGCCTGGGCGCTGGAGTCGGATCAAGAATTTACCTGGGCTGAGCAATGGCGCGACTGTGATTGTGTGGCCCAGGTAATCGAATCGGTTCACTGCGCGAATTTGCGCTTTCTGCCTCTGCGCTTATCCAGCATCAGATCAATTTCAGCAGCCAGGGCAGCGGCTTCAGATTGCCGACGTTCGCGGTACTCCTGATAATTCGCCTCAACCGCCTCTCTGCCAGCGGCAAACTGTTGTACAACCGCAGAAAAGGCGCTCACACCATCACCTCGGGCCCCAACAGGCTCTCGAAGTACTGGGCGTAAACCGTTGTCACTCCCCCTTTTTTGTTCAGCACGCTGCGGAGATTGGCTGTCCCGTTGCTGAAACCCATGTCTTTGAGCATCGGCGACAGGAGTTCTCCCCGCTCGCTGGCCAGTTTTTTCAGAGCTTTGGTCAGCTTTGGGGAATGCACGAGCATGGGCGGGCCCTTGAATACCTTTTGAAGCTCCCCCGGTGCGGCCACTTTGGCGGACTCACTTTCGGCGGGAATCAACACCCCATCTTTGGCTGTCAGCCTGGGCAATTTGGTGGGCGGTAAAATGGGCAATTCTTGATTGAGTGGGGCAGACGGGGGAATGGGTATAGCTACCTTTTCATGACGCAAAATGGGCATGTGTCCGATTTTCTGAAGCTCCAGCATTTCATCGGTGATTTGCTCAACCGGGATCGAGCTTGGCCGGTCGCTGGTCAAAACCAGATCGCCAGACAACCAGGCTTCGAGCAATTCACGGCTGGCTTTATTTTCCAAAATCTCAGCGGCCTGGGTGGCCGTGGGATCTGGAAATGCCAAAGTCAGGGATGTATAGGCCTTGAGAATGGGGGACGGTTGAAACATGGGTTACCTCTTTCTTTTATGACCAGCTGGCAATATTGCGCTGGTGGTTTTGATGGCGGACAAGCTCCCAGGCCTGCCAGGGCTGGATCATTCCTGAGCCAGCCAGAGCCAGGGGCCTGGTTGACCGGAGTCGTTTGGCAGTGTCTGCCAGAATAAGAAGGATCAGCATTAAAATAAACTCAGACATGGATTTCACCTCTTAGTTTCGGTTTGGCGCCGCCAAAAAGTCGGGCAGCTCGACGGTTTTGCGCTCCAGAAGACTGGGGGGCGTTTGAAGCGGCGGTGCAATGACAACCACCGCTTTCTGTTCGCGCAGCGAGACAAACAGCGCGGCAAGGGAGAAGGCACAGGACAGGATTGCATAGGCTTCGGCTGACATTATTGGGGGCCTCCCATTATTCTGATTGTGCGTTTGAGCTGGAATACTGCATTGAAAAGGTCCTTGGCTTCATCGCCGTAGTGATGCCCAATCAGATCGGGCATTTTGGCAAAAGCTGGCGTTTCACCGTGGCGCTGGCGCAAAACGCTGATCACGTTCAGATACCACATTGGGTTAAGCAGGCTGGGCAGCTCAGTGGTCTGCATGAATTCGCTGTTACGCTCCAGTAGTTTGCGGGTTGTTTGGCCCATCAAGTCGTTTGGGGCAACAATGGTTGTACTCATGCTGCTGCCGCCTCCTTGGAATCCAGAGCTTCAGCCTGGCGCTTATATTCGGCAGCGATCAGCTTTTTGAGCTTTGCTTTAGTTGTTCCGGCGGGCAGTTTGAGCACGGTCTTTGTGCCGAGTTCGATCATGGCGATATAGTATTGGTAGAGATCCCGCTCAAGACCCATATCACAGGCATCGTCCTCGGAGACTTCGAGCCACTCCGAATGCGTTTTGAGTTGGCAGCCAATTGCAATATTTTGAGGGGTTACAGTAATAAAATATTGTGGCCCTGCAATCTGCAAGCAGGCACCCATGCCGTAGACCCGCGCATTGCCGTAGACCCACGCATTGCCGTAGACCCGCGCATTGCCGTAGACCCGCGCATTGCCGTAGACCCGCGCATTGCCGG